CTGTCCTCTAAGTACTATTACACCTAGGTTATCTTTTGCTACAGCTAATCTTCTTGGAACAGGTCCATCTCCTTTAGTATCTTCTATTATTGCAAGCTTATAGGCTTTACCTGAATCCGATTTAAAAAGGTAGTCCTCATTAGGAGTTCCTTCTGAGCCGGTATTCTCTAGAGGTTGTATTTTATCTAGTAATTCTCTTAACGCTTTCTTTTCTTCATCTGTTTTCATACCAGATGATAAATCCTCTATACACTGTTCTGCTTTATCATTTACATTGGAGAGAACCTCTTTAATATTGCTTAAACTCGGTCCTACTCCTGCTACTAAGTCTTCTATAGAAGAAACATCTCCGTCTAAATTTTCTAGTAAGCGCCGTATATTGTAAAGCCTGTCTGCTAAAGATGTTAAATTTCCAGCTGTTTTAGCTGATATTAATCCTCCATAATCACTTGGTGGTATTCCAGTAGCGACTGGTGTAGGATTTACTTTAAGGAACCTTAGTATAGCTTTTGCTGCTCTAATCGCCCTTCTTAAGTTTCTTGCTAATTTAAGAAATTTATTGGATCTTTTTTGAAAGTTGTTTACTCCTGATAGTAGGTTATTCTTTGTGTTAATTATTCCTACCAATGCTTTACTATCTGGGCATTGGTTTGAGAACTTCCCTAACATTTTATTAGCTTCAAGCTGTATTTTAGCTTCTAGTTCTCCTTCGATACTACCTATCTGACCTGCTACTATAGCTGATATTTGTGATGATAAAGCCATTATTCTGTAAATACTTTTTTAGACTTCAGTTGGGATTGCCCGTTAGGGTTAATTAGGTTTTTTAACTGACGTATGACTGGTTGTGCTTGTTTCCCTCTTTTATTAATACTCGGAATAGGGTGTCCTTTAATTGTTTTTGCTCTTGCCATATCCTTAGCCATTCCCTGTAATAGGTTTAGAACATTTTCCAGAAATGCTTCTGTCTGATTTCCAAGTAATACAGGTTCTCTATTATTATCTGTTGATGTTCTAGCTTTTTTTCCTAAAAACATTTTAGGAGCATCTAAGCACAGGTAGGATGAACCATCTATATTGATTGAACCTTCTGTATTCAATCCTATTGACTTGAAACTTGATAGTTGAATATCTTCCTGTTTTGCATTTAGGTAGACTCTATCAGCGTTGAATAGTATTTGATTACCTTTGAATTGATTTGATTTAGTAGGATTCTCATCGTAAGAATCTCTTTTTTCACTAGCAGGGGTTAGAGGAATTTGGTGGTCAGCTACTAAGTATATCGAACAACTGTCTTCATCTACATTCTCTTCTAGTGTTGTGTATCCTTCTTCTGTTTCCGACTGTCCATTACTTATTATAGTTACAGGAGAACCTATATTTTCGTCATTTACCCAAGGGTTACCTGATCCTTTACCTCCTGTAAAACGGATGGATTGCCCTTGTCTACCTTCTATCTGTACATCTCCAGGTGTTGACCTAATTGGGTTGACAGTAGGGAGTTCTTTAAAAGCTCCTCCTGAAGATAGGTCTATGTTTGAATTATTAACTAAATCAGGGTATATTCCAGAGTTGGGATTATTCCAGGTATTGACTATTGATGTATAGTATTTTTGATTTGTATTTTCAGAAGTAGATGTAGAGAGGTTTGGCATTGATTTTATTTCTACTATCTCACCCACTACGGGTACTGTTTTTATTTGAGAACTACTCTGTAAAGCAAACGGAAGACTATTGGGGATTATTTCTTTTTGGTACTTTCCTAAAGGTTTGTAGAATACTCCATTGATTGATAGGCCGCCTCCTTTATTTTTATATTCAGGATGTTCTTCATCCAGTATAATATCTACTACTCTTCCGAATACTGTACTGTTTCTAGAAGATTTAGTGTTACTGTTACCTCCTCTAGATGATACTAAACTGTTTAATGAAGTATTAAATCCCATTACTCTTCTTTATCTTCTTCTGGTTTCTCTACTAATTCTTCTTTTACAACCTCCTGCTCCTCTAATAAATCTTGCAGTTCAGAGAAGTCGAACATATCTCCATCTCCTCCTTTTGATTGAATTGCTTCTAACCTCTGTATTACCGTTGCTAGTTTAATTAAGTGTTCATCATTCTTTACACCGATCTCCATATACTCTTTAATCATAGGAACAAGGAGAGTTGCATCTCCTATATTCTCTATTAGTGGTTTAAGCTCACCAATCAATCCTTTTACTTGAGATTTTGTCTCTCTTGAGTTAGTATAAATCTCTTCAAAAAGGTCAGATAGTTTCTTTCCGTTAAATATTTCTTTATCTGAATCCATATCTTTTATAATAAATAGATTATATATCTTTTATTACGATCCTGCCCTTTTCGTGGTATTTAAAGTATATACTGTAAAAATCATCTTTCAGAATAGAGATCACTTTAGTTAAGTGGGGTGTCTCACAATCAGTCATCTCTCTTATGTAGATATAGAGTGCTTTCTTCTTAAATATATCTAAATCGTTTCTTGTTTTAAATATGGTTAGTACAGCATCAGCTATCCTTTTCTCACTATCTTTACTAAATAAATCATCCATTTTGTCGTAAGCTTTCTCAACCCACATATCTAAAAACTGGCTTAATGTAATTCCTCCGGGAAGTTTCACATTCATACTACCTTCGAAAGATTCCTCCATATCATCGAAAGAACCTACCTGTTTTAGCTTTTTGTAGTTTTTATTGTTGTAGTTAATTAACCAACGCTTAACAATTGTACCGAAGTAGGAATAAGCTTTAGCACCGTGGTCGGGATCAAATTTCATTATCTTCTCTTCCAATAACATAGAAACTACCTCATGTTTTAGGTCTTCAATACGTTCTACATCTGTGTAGTAGAACTTAAAAGTATGTATAATATTCTCTGCTAGCTTGTAAAAAGGAAGGTAAATATGTTTTGTAAAAATATCAGCCCTATATTCTGGATCTACTGATACATTGTATTTTTTTATGTATTCTTCTGTTTCTGAAGTAAAGTAATTAGCTTTTGCTTTCTTTCTTGCCATAGTTTTCTGGGAGCATGTAGCGGTTTAGTTCTTCTTGCACTTTTTTTAGTTGTTCAAAAAAATAACCGACCTCATCATCCGACTTGAAAACTCCACGCTCGTCAAGACTCTTTAGGTGCTTTTGTGAATCTGTAATTAGATTTGATATATTCTGTAGGTAGCTTGTCTGATTCACAGTGACATCTTCGTACTTCTCTACTTTAATCAGTAGGTTACGTAGGGCAACCCCTAGTATAATTATTAATATAGAAAGAATTATTATAGTTACCAACATATTTTATAGATTTTTAAGCATTTTAGATAAGCCTTCGGAAGAATTTACCTTTCTACCTGTAGAAGCTGATGTTTTTTTAACTTTTGAAGTTGTGCTTCCTCCAGCTGCTTTCCACATATCGTATTCTACCTTAGAAGCTAAGAAGTCTGCAGTATGTAAAACGGATACTAATGCTGTTTTTTGTCTAGAAGATTCAACATTACTAAAAAAGTATGCTTCATTTGCCTTATCAAACACTCCATCATGACATCTGATACCTAAAAACTCTTTTTGATCTACTCTTACTCCAAATTTCTGTAAAATAAATAGAGACCTATCTGGGATAAGCATAAAATCTAAATCTGGATTGTAAGTATACATTTCTGAAAGCTTATCTTGTCTCCATTTATCAGTCTGAGGTATATAATTTGGCCGGTCTCCATCTCCTATTTTACCCAAATCATGGAAGAGGGCGGCGAAAACTAATTGCTCTTGAGTATAGTCTACAGTTCCACCCATTTTCTCATAAAGGTTGTGTTGAGCTATAGCAAATTCTACAACCCTATTAACATGATCTACATACCCACCAGCAAAAGCATTGTGATACCATGTCTTACCACTAGCAGGAGCCATGACATAGGTATCCTCCATATGTTTTATCATATTGTGACATTGTACAGCTCTATTAGTTTCTAGATAATGGTTAATTATCTTAAGATGTTTATCGTAGTTTTTTTGTATTTGCTCTGCTGTTAACATATTAATCTTGTGTTTCTCTGTTAAGTAGTGTATTTATATCGGAAATTATAGATGAAACTTCTTTTAGATGTGAATAAGAAGCAGCTCTATCATTAATACTTAATGTATACTTTAAGTTAGTTAACCGTGATTCTATATTATCTAATTTATTACTTATTGATTGTTTAGATCTCATATAATATTTATTTAATAATTTATTTATTTTAAAATAATATCTTCTTTATCTTAATAATAATACTAAGGTATATAAAAAAATTCGGAATAGCAACTATTCTATAATAAATTTTTCTTCAAACAGTTGAGAAGATGAGT